GGAGCCCAAGGAAGAGGAACCCAAGGAAGAGGAACCCAAGGAAGAGGAACCCAAGGAAGAGGAACCCAAGGAAGAGGAACCCAAGGAAGAGGAACCCAAGGAACAGGAACCCAAGGAAGAGGAACCCAAGGAACAGGAACCCAAGGAAGAGGAACCTGACCCTATGGATGAACATGAAGAAACCAAAGAGGAAGAAAAGGAACCTGAGCCGGTGGAAGAGGAACCCAAGGTTCCCGAACCACAAGTTCAACAAACAAAAAAGAAACGAGGTCGTCCCAAAGGAAGCAAAAATAAGACACAGAAAATAAAAAAGGATAAACCAGAAGTTTTGAAACCAATTAAAGAAGAAATAACAGAAGATAATATAGAAATGAAAAGTAAGAAACCCAAAATAACAATGAAAGAGGAAGATGTTGTCAAAATAATGGAAGACTTCAAAACAAAAGGAATGTCGCTATTAGAAACATTAAGTAAGAAGGAATTAGAACAAATCATTCTTGTTGCAAACAAGCAATTCCATTCTTATCTGGAACAAAAAGGAGAACCAACATTATCCGATAATGAATATGATATAGTGAAAGAATATATCGAACAAAAATACAGTGATTCATCTATATTAGATGAAGTCGGTGCCGAATTCGAGAAAAATAAAGTTGAACTACCTGTAAATATGCCGTCAATGGATAAAATCAAGCCCACTACAAACGCGTTGGAAACGTGGGTTGAAAAATATAAAGGTCCATATGTATTGTCGTGCAAGTTAGATGGTGTAAGTGGTTTATATTATAGCAAGGATGGACGGCGAAAGCTATATACACGCGGAAATGGTTCGGTAGGACAAGATGTATCACATTTATTAAAATTTGTAAACGGTATCCCAGACGTCAAAGATGTTATTATTCGTGGTGAATTCATTATTTCCAGAAAAACATTTGATGATAAATATAGCAAGCAATTCTCAAACGCCCGCAATCTCGTCGCGGGTATTGTAAATAGCAAAAAGATTGATAAAAAAGCAAAAGATGTGGATTTTATTAGTTATGAAATGATTGAACCCGAATTGAAACCAAGCTTACAAATGAAAACAATGAATGAAATGGGATTTAATGTAGTAAAAAATGAAGACACATCTACATTATCAAATAATATGCTATCGGATATACTTGTTGATTGGCGAACAAATTACGAATATATAATTGACGGTATTATTGTAAGCGACGACAACATATATAAACGCACAACCAAAAATCCCGACCATTCGTTTGCGTTTAAAATGGTATTGTCCGACCAAGTAGTAGAAGCAAAGGTAGTGGATGTATTATGGAACGCAAGTAAAAGCGGATATTTGAAACCCCGTGTAAGAATTGAACCTGTAAATGTAGGTGGTGTAAAGATTGAATATGCAACGGGTTTTAATGGAAATTTCATAGAAGAAAATAAAATAGGAGTTGGTGCAATTATACAAATTGTTCGTAGTGGTGATGTCATTCCACATATCAAAAGTGTGACAACACCCGCCGAAAAAACCAAAATGCCTGATGTTCCTTATACGTGGACCGATACACACGTAGATATTATATTGGCAAATAAAGATGATGATGTAAATGTATTGGAAAAGAACATTACTTCGTTTTTCACATCTTTGGAAGTGGATGGCTTATCACAAGGTAATGTCAAACGCATTATGAAGGCGGGATATAATAGCATATGTAAAATATTAGATATGGATGAAAAAGATTTCTTGAATGTAGAAGGATTCAAGGAAAAGATGGCGAAAAAGGTATATGAAAGTATATCTTCAAAAGTCAAAGACGCGTCTCTAATAAAGATAATGGCTGCTTCTAATAAATTTGGTCGTGGAATTGGAGAACGTAAAATCAAACCTATTATGGAAGCATACCCCAAAATATTAGAAACAAATGAATCAAATGACGAAAAGATAAAAATGTTAATGACAGTAAAAGGTATTGGTAAGGAAAACGCAAAATCATTCGTTGAAAATATGCCAGTATTTTTAGAATTCATGAATCAATGTAAGTTAACCTATAAATACGGCGAAAAACCAGAAGAGAAAGCAGAGGACAGTGTAAACGATGAAAATAAAGATCATCCGTTATATATGAAAAAAATAGTAATGACAAAGGTTCGCGATAAAGAAATAATTGATAAATTGGCCTTATATGGTTCAACAATGGAAAATAAAGTAGATAAGAATACATTTTCTTTAATTGTAAAATCCAAGGATGATGTGTCAAACAAGACGAAAAAGGCAGAAGAATTAGGAGTGCCAATATTTACCCCCGAAGAATTTATTGAGAAATATCTCAATTAGATAAAATTACATAACATGCAATAGTGTAAAATTACATGTTATATCTACGCAAATGAAGGAATATTATCAATATTTATGACACAATGGGTTTCATCTACACATTCGATGGATTGATATTTCTTGAATACATCGCGTTCTAATTGTTTTTCTGGTGTATGATGATGGACGATACGAGCAATCATTTTGTATAATTTGAAATTCGGATATCTTTCATCACCATTTTTTTTATATAAAATATTCTTACCATTATCGTCGCAGCACCATTCATAAATAATTTTCTGGAAGTCATCAAAATCACTTATAGTCGCTTCATCGTCAATAATAAAATCATATATAGAACAACCTAACCGACATAGATCAAAACTATAATTGGGGTCAATACGTTTTTTTGATGGCTCATAAAATGGACCGAAGTTATATTGTGAATTGGCGTCCCCATCCTTCTTGAAACTATCACTACAATATACGTTATTGTTGAATGTGACGATTGAGCGTCCAAAGTCGATGAGTTTAAATATTTTTCCATGTGTGGGAACCTTATATTGAATACCATTATACACATAATAAATGTATGGAATGTCGGTAGTTTCATACATAATATTATTTGTATGTAAATCATTATGTGTAAATTTGAATGCCTTTTGAAGTGTAAGAAGAATCATAATAATTTGAAATAAAGCAGATAGATAATGTTCTACATCCAATTCTTTGCTATCATTCAAAAGATTATCAAATGTATTTTCACATTTAGACAGCCCAATCATAATAACAGGGAAATTATCAATATATGCGTATAATGGTTCTTCGTCAACACTACTGTCGTAATCTATTTCGCTGTTCGATAAAGTATATGAATCTCTGGATTTCTCTTCTTCGTCGGAAGCACTATTGGATGAATTACTATCTGAATCGCTTGTATTACTCTCTGTATCACTTACATCACTATCATCGCTGTCGTTGTTACTATGAATATTTGTGTGTTCTTCCAAGTTATCAATTGATAATTCAAGCAATTCAGGCTCAGGTAGTGATGTTATTTTATCGTCATTTTTACAAGGTAAAGCATCAAATGAAACAGGAGTAAATGTCATATCAGTGAAATCGTTAAATGAAATATCGTCACTAAATGACAATGCTTTTTTTTGTTTTAATGTATATTGTTTTGATTCATTTTGTAAAAGTCCTTTTGAGAAAATATTGGTGTGGAATAGTTTTCCAATATGTTCTTGAAAGAAATCCTGTTCTTGTAGAAATTCAATATCATCAGCTATATTCATTCTAAACTTTTTCTGAATACCAACAATAGAACCAAAATATTCAACCCCGTGTTTGAAATTGTATTTTTCATATAAAAGATTAATTAAAGCACACGTGAAATTATCAACATATGAAGCATTATGGATAGATCTCAATTTCTCATGATACTCTTGACTTTCACCTTGTTTCACAATATTTGTAATATGTTTATCATATTTATATTTCCCCATCATATAATGACACGGATCTAACAGGGGTGCATATTTGAAGAAGATGTTTTTTTGCCTTGTATTTCCATTATTATCAATCACTTGTTTATTATCGTAAATATGATATGTATGATTGAATTGTAAATTGGTGGAAGAAACATCCAATATATCAAAATGGTTATAAATCGGATTATAAAAGGTAATATTTGAAACATCATATGGAAAATAATCTAATTCATCGCAGTCCCATGACTCTAAATTTGGGGTATGTTCGATCATCTTGATTTCCATATTTTTTAGCTAAACCTATAATAATGTATTCTAATTTAATATTTACGGAGATCAAACTTATATAATAAGTGCGTTAGTAAATCATTTAGATAATATTAATATAGTATAGTAAAATGACTTTGGAATTAAAAAAATTTGACATGCGACATATAACATTCAAGCCGGATGAAAATAAAGGCCCTGTAATAGTATTGATTGGTAGACGTGATACTGGTAAATCCTTTTTAGTTCGTGATTTATTATATTATCATCAAGACATACCTATTGGAACAGTAATATCGGGTACAGAAGCCGGTAATGGTTTTTACGGTCAACACGTGCCAAAATTATTCATCCATGAGGAATATAGTTCGGTATTAATAGAGAATATATTGCGACGACAGAAGGCGGTTCTCAAACAAGTCAAAAAAGAAACAGATACATATGGGAAAACGAAAATAGATCCGCGTGCTTTTGCGATTCTTGATGATTGTTTATACGACCAATCGTGGACCCGTGATAAGTTAATGCGATTATTATTTATGAATGGAAGGCATTGGAAAATTATGTTGATTATTACAATGCAATATCCTTTGGGTATCCCACCAAACTTGCGTACAAATATAGATTATGTGTTTATTCTTCGTGAACCTTATATGACAAACCGAAAGCGTATATGGGAGAATTATGCGTCTATGTTTCCAACATTAGAATCATTTAGTGCAGTAATGGATCAGACAACGGAAAATTATGAATGTCTTGTAATCAATAATAATGCGAAATCAAACAAATTAAACGACCAAATTTTTTGGTATAAAGCAGAGAACCATCCTGACTTCAAACTCGGTTCAAAAGAATTTTGGGAATTATCAAAGGGTTTAGGTTCTGATGACGAAGACGAGGCATATGATCCGAGCAAATCAAAAAAGAAATCAGCCGGTCAACAAATTAATGTAAAAAAATCAAAATGGTAAAATTGAATAATCATATAATAATCATATATTTACAATTATTATATAACAATGGAAGCAAAGCTACTGGATATTATTAAGCAACGAATTTCAAAAAATGAATATGACAATTATGAAAATCTTCTTCTCCCATCGTTGTCATATACGCAATCCAAAGTTGCTTATGATACACTTATAAAATTTAAGATAATGAGTAAACATGATGACTATGTTTGCTACGGTTCATGGGGACAATTGAATCAAATGTGCTGTTTAAACAATAACAACGAATTTTATATATTTACAATCAATGAAATCCACGATAACGAATGTAATTATAATAGTAACTATAAAATACAAAGTGTATTTCAGTTGAACGATGACTATCTATACAGTTTGAATGTTGATTAACTTATGATTCCAGATTCCCACTAATATCATCTATTATTATATTATCATTTTCTATTATTTCAGTAGATTGACTCGCATTTAAATCCAGACTAGGAACACGGGAACGAGGAGGACTATCATCAGGGGTTTGTGGTCCAAAACGGAATTGAATATCTTCTGATTCGTCATCGCTATCAATAGACATTTCATCACTATCATAAATATAGTCGTGTGGAGATGGAGAACGATCATAACGATGATTTAAAAATCCACTATATTTATAGCTATGAGGTCCTAATTCAAGAATGCGATTATAGATTATATTTTGACATATAAATTTGTTTTCATACATATGAAATACGCTATGTGGTTTTTCTATATAATGAGATGTTAGAAATTCATTGTTGACATTGATATTAGGATTGAATAGGATATACTTATCATGATAATCGTGTGAACTAATGAAATTATTATGATCGCGCCTTCTGATAATAACTCTCCCAAACGTAGGATTGTATTCAATAAAATTAATAATATTCGCTTTGAATATTGAAAGTTTTTGAAAATATTCGTGGTATGTTAGCGAATATTTTACTTGCATAAAATGCAAATAGAAAGGTTTGAATGCTTGAATTAAAGTTGTATTTGGGAATTTATCATTAATATTGATGTGATTTGTTTTGATTGTAAATACACGATTAACACAACCAATCATTTTTTTTATCTCAGTAACGAACTCTTGGTGACAAAGATTATCGACATAATGTTTTATGTTTCGTTTCAACAAATAACTATAATGAGTGTTTTTGATAGATGTAATGTCAAAATTACATTCAAAGAAATAATCAAATGTTTTATTTTGATACATTGTATTAAATTTATACTTAAAATAGATATTATATAGCGTAGACTTTGAAAAAACCATATTATTATATGGATTTTTAACAAATCTCGGTGAAATAAAGAAGAAATCCCCTGATGTAAGATTATGTTCTATCATATTCAATATATCACATATAGTGAAGTAGTATAATTTCTTATTTTGACTTATTATAATACTATGTTTAGATGTTGGGTCAATTTCCGCCATTTTCATATCAAATGTGATTTGCTTAGGATATATTTTTCTCTTAACAATTTCACGGAATTTAATAAGTGCGAAATAGACCTTTTGCATCTTTTGAAAGTTTTCTGCGAAAATAGATTTTGTCTCATTATGTGTAAATGGTGCATCTAACATATCTTTATATAACTCAAATTTGGTAATATGTTTATATACACAGAAATCAAGGTAAAATCGTTTTACAAAGTTATTATGATGCGAATTAACATCATATTCATTATTAAGAATTTCTTCTTCTAATTTAATATATTTTTCAAAGTCATCACCAATATTAATATATTGATATTCTTTTTTACATTTATAGAAATTAAAAATAATCTTTTTGAATAGTGATTTACACATCTTACTAATAAATAGTGTAATATATTTATACTATTTATTAAAACAAATTTTAATCTTCCTTTTTATTCAACATATTCTGTAAGATCGCTTCGTTGTTTGCTGCTTGCGATTCTTCTGTTGCTACTTCGCGGCTTTCAAAATCAACGGTTTCAGAAACACCAAGAAGATTTCCTTCTTCATCAATGGTTTGTGTGAGAACATTACCAGTTTGCTCGGCATTCTTGATGTTTTCCTCTATTGCCTTGCGTTTTGTTTCACGAACACGAGCTTCGAATTCTTCTTTAGCTTTCATTTCATTTTTCATTTTCTCGTTATGAAGTTGATTGAGTTCTTCTTCCATGAATTCAACCCGACCAGTCTTATACGCATCCGGATCCCAAGGAATCCACATACCAACAGGTCCAACAAAGATATCGTGATTCGGGTCAATTTCACGCAGTTTCTTGCAACGCATTTCAGCCTCATCTTGATTATTATACACACCGCGAATTTTTAGTCCACGAACAGATGTCTGGAATGAATGTTTAAGATTAAACTTTTCACTCAAACGTTCTTCATTTTTATCCAAAAATGTCTTGTAATCATCGTCAATGGGTGTAGATTGGAGTTTTTCATTTTCTTCTTTAGCAAACTCATTTAAATCCTCAATTACCTTTTCTGCTTGAATGTTGTATTTATAAGAAATAAATTGAAGAAATTCAAAAAATTTAGAAAACGATTTAGTATAATCCCAAGTCTTTACAAATTCTTCCATAAGGAAAAGTTCTCGTTTTTTTAAGATATTTTCCGGAGAAACAAAGGAAAGGCACGCAAATTTTTGTCCGGAAATAGGAGCATCTTCATCGCATAAATCAACATATTTAGGGTTTGGTTTCCCATCTACCATTTTTCGTTCAAAAGATGACATTATATAATTATTTAGTGATGGTATTTTTATATTTGTTTGTAAATAATTATATTTGTATATAATATATTATGAACGGTGTATTAGACTTCCAAGAACTCGTCAAACGCGTAGTAAAATACCTTGTAGAAGGTTTAGTGGTTGCTATTGTAGCATTCTCCATCCCCAAGAAACAATTGAACGTTGAAGAAATCATTGTTATTGCCCTTGCTGCCACAATGACATTCAGCATACTTGACGTATTTGTCCCTGCCATGGGTCAAACTGCCCGCACAGGTGCTGGATTCGGTATCGGTGCCAACCTTGTCAAATTCCCCCGTATGATGTAAATACATTTTAATTAATACCATCACAGATTAATATATTTTGATATTTTATATATTAATCAAATATGAACGAAAAAGAAATGTTAATGTTTTATCATACCGCATTACGCAATGTCGGTCTATATACATCAATATCATTTGCGTCTTTAGGATATAGTCGCGTATATCGCCATCACAATTATTTCTACAATAATCTACTTATTATAGTTAGTTTGATATTTACAGTTATTGCCTTTTCTATTAATTATATATTATTGAATGAACTTTATGATTTTTCAAAAAAGAATGATGATGGTACACGTATAGACAAGTGGATATTTATACCAGAAGTCATTATGGTAATTGAAGTCATTTTAATCATTCTTGCGTGTGTTACATTATATTATCATGTATAAGTAATACACTATTAAACAGTAGGAAAGAATTGCCAATCAAGCTCTTTACATACTTCTTTCCAAATCATATCTTGCTCCAGTTGTTTATCCCTATCTTTCATCATAGGTATAAATGGTAAATATTGTGTTTGGTCGAGAAGCACACATAACTGATAGAGTGTATATGTATAATTGAAAAAATTGGTCCTACTTGGCGGACAATGAAGCGCCCAAGGTTTCTGAATCTCAATAAATAATATACACAATGTTTCGTGTAATTCTTCGTTCATGAGTGGCGGTTTGATACCAAAAAGTGAATTAATATATTGAATATGTTCGAAATATTTATTTAATCCCAATTTACGTAGAATTTCTCGCATCTTATTGTAATTCAACTCGCGCATATCTTCGATACGTTCCTTTTTAATCCGCTTTTTAATTGAGTCAATCACATCGTCGGGTATTTGAGTCGTTTCTTTTGCTTGAAATTGTGCCAATATCTCTTTGAAATGGTTTAATCGTATATATGCAGTATATGACACTTCATTGGGTGGTTCCTTGTTTGATGGCTTGTTGCTATCAACAATATATGTAATGAACTTTCCGCATTTTTTATTATTACATATCATAATACCTTCTTCCTCTTGGGCGATCATTTCACCGATTTGACAAAATTCGCAATTATCACAATTGATGATAAAATCGTTGGTAATAAGTGTTTCATTATCCACATTTTTCCAAAATTTTCTATACAATTGTTTGGATTTTCTATATTTATTTTCTTCAATATCTTCACTTACGTTATTCGTTTTCTTTATTTTGAAGAAACTATGCATCGCCTTACTATTACGCTTAACATTCGCATTATTATTAATTTGCTGTTTTTCTTCAAAGTAGTTGAAAATGATTTTGCTATTTTCTAGGAAGTAGTTCTTTTTTATACTGGATAAACGCTTTATTTCAGTTCGAATATCGGTTATTTTATCTTTCATATTCATAATACTATCAACCTTATTCCGTGGCAACGTTTTCAATTTCTTTTTTAATTCTTCCTTTTCTGCTTGTAAATTTGGTATTAATGTGTCGTCAATACTTTTAAAATATGCTAACATTTCATCGTGTTTTATATCTATGGATATAAGTTGCGAATTTGGGTTATTTGACATTTTAATTAAACATGCATCATTTAGTTTATATATATTTTACACCAAAATATATAAATCGTCCAAATAATCGAAATAAACTCAACTTATCTTGTATATAATGACAAACATACAACATATAATAACGGAATTGAAAGCACCCAATAAAACTATAGAAATAAATTCAAAGCAGTTTCAAAAAATGGTATTTATAACAAATGCGATAGACGATGGATGGAGTGTAAAGATGGTTGATGAACGATATATTTTTTCCAAAAAACACGAAAACAAAAAAGAGGTATACAGCAAAACATATTTAGAGAAATTTATACTGACAAGCCAAGAATTACAAGGTATTTAACAACGACATATATTTTCTTCTAATAATGCTGTCGCAAGATCTATATGGTCTATTTTTTCACTTTCAGTTTGTTTTTGATCGTAATCTATATCAATATCCTTAGCTTGTTGTATATAATCATCATCAACATTACATAATCCATATGACATAATCATGATCAACTTATAACATTTATCAAAAATCATCAATAATACATATAAACAGCGATTTTGTTTATATATATTTAGGAAAATTACATAAAATTTCTGTAAAAAAGAATTAATTCGTATTTTTCCCAAATTATTTTCTATATACATAATATATAATAGAAAATGGGTGGAGCTCTTATGCAACTCGTAGCTTACGGCGCTCAGGACGTCTTCCTTACCGGAACTCCTGAAATCACATTCTGGAAAGTTTCTTACCGTCGCCACACAAACTTCGCGATGGAATCTATCGAACAAACTTTCTCCGGACAAGCTGACTTCGGTCGTCGCGTAACATGCACAATCAGCCGTAACGGTGATCTTGCTTACCGCACCTACCTCCAAGTCACTCTCCCCGAAATCAACCAAGGTATGGGTGGTGGTGCGTTAAATGCTCGCTGGTTAGATTTCCCTGGTGAACAACTCATCGCACAAGTTGAAATCGAAATTGGTGGCCAACGCATCGACCGTCAATACGGTGACTGGATGCACATCTGGAACCAACTTACACTTTCTTCCGAACAACAACGCGGATACAACAAGATGGTCGGCCACACAACACAACTCACACACGTAGTTGATGCCTCTTTCGCCGCCATCTCTGGACCCTGTGCCGGTTCCGCCGCGGCCCCCCAAACATGCGCTGCCCGCAAGGATCTCCCCGAAACAACACTTTACGTCCCCCTTCAATTCTGGTACTGCCGCAACCCCGGTCTTGCTCTTCCCCTTATTGCCCTTCAATACCACGAAG